ACTATTATCACGCTCGACTTGCTTTTGATCCAAAAACCTTGGTCCAAAAGCGATCATAACTCCAACCCCGACAATAACGAGAATTAAGAAGGCGAATTTACTGTTAGACATAACTCCTCTCCTACCTGACATTTTACATGTAGGCAGGGGGTGGGTCAAAGACGAAAGTCATTAACACACAAACCGGCGTCCCCAGTCGTCTTTTTCTGCTAACTAGGATTTTTCTCACGATATGGCTCGTAAACGCACCGACAGCAAAGAGAATGCAGCGCAGATTATGGCGAAGTCCGCAGTGCCAATCACTGTGCCCAGCAATGTGCCACTGAGCGACACAGACATCCCGTTTTATCACAACGTGATTGGTGAGTTTGCACGTAGTCAATGGACTGAACATGCACTTGAGATTGCAGCAATGATGGCGCGGACGATGCATGACCTAAACGCAGAGCAACAAGCGTTGCGTCAAGAGGGTTACATTGCAGTGCGCGAAAACGGCACGACCGTTGAGAACCCGCGTACACGGATCGTTAAAAGCCTAACATCTGACCTGCTGTCGCTTCGTCGATCACTGGGCGTCAACGCGCGGGCGCGCGAAGAGGCTCACGTTGCTAATAAGAAAACACTAATTGCCAAAGCCATTGAGGCCGATAATCCGTTGGATGATGGTTTGCTTGCAAGACCGCAGTGGGTCAAATCTTGCACTTGAAAAACCAAACTGTAGTAAATCGCAAGCCCGAAGCAACAAGTGTCGCGTCGCCACCTTTGGTAAATAAGTTTGTATCCACTTTTAAGTACATATCTCTAATAATATCTTGTAACGCGTAATCGTTGTTAGTTGGCCAATTGTCACCTAGGGAATTGAAATAAAAAATGTCTTCGTTTTCTTGGCCATAATTCCAAATAATTCCAATAGTATTTTCGCTTGGCCTTACCAATCGATAGTTGCGCTGCAAATTATCTTTTACAAAGTCGCTTTCAGTATCGACTTTAGAGCCTGCTATATGCGTAACGTCAGTGGCTATGCAGTCAATAATCGCCTCGTTGGCTAAAACTTGGGTACTTAATAAACAGATTGCAGCAAAAAATGTATTTCATTTTGTTTCCCGAAAGTTGCTGTGAGCATACCATAAAATGAAAACACGCGGAGAAAAAGTTTGCCAGTTTATTGAACGCTACTGTCTGATCCCAGAAGGTAGCAAAGTTGGCCAGCCGATTAAGCTGTTAGACTTTCAGCGTAAGTTTGTTTTGGACGTCTACGATAATCCTGCAGGTACGTCCCGTGCTTACCTGTCAGTGGCTCGCAAAAACGGCAAGTCGGCACTGATCGCAGCAATTGTATTGGCGCATTTGGTAGGACCAGAGGCCAAGCAGAACAGTCAGATCATCAGTGGTGCGCGATCCCGCGATCAGGCGTCACTGGTTTTTAAACTTGCTGAAAAGATGGTCAGACTATCTGATGAGCTGATAAAAATTGTGCGTATCGTACCAAGCCAGAAGTCATTGGTCGGTTTGCCCTGTAATGTTGAATACAAAGCGATCTCTGCTGAAGCGGGGACCGCGCACGGGCTATCCCCTACCTTGGCTGTGCTCGACGAAGTCGGGCAGGTGCGTGGTCCTCACGATCCGTTCGTGGAGGCTATTGAAACGGCGCAGGGCGCTCATTTGCATCCTCTTTTGATCGCCATCAGCACCCAAGCCGCCACGGACGGTGACTTGTTCTCGCTGTGGCTGGACGATGCTGCGAACTCTGCTGATCCAAGGATCGTGTCGCATCTATACACCGCACCGAAAGATTGTGAGATCACAGATCGAAATGCCTGGGCCGCAGCGAACCCTGCAATGGCGCAGTTCAGATCGCTTACTGATATTGAAGATTTTGCCAAGCAAGCAGAACGTCTGCCTGCAAAGGCTAACTCATTCCGCTGGTTGTATCTCAATCAACGGATTGAGGCGCAGTCGCCTTTCCTTTCACGGGCAGAGTGGGAGGCTAATTCTGCGCATCCCGAAGTCGTGCCTGGAGATTATTGCTTTGCTGGATTGGACTTGTCGGCGAGCCGCGATTTAACCGCTCTCGTTCTCGTTTTCCCTAAATCCGACAGATACCACGTGCTGCCTCATTTCTTTCTCCCTTCCGATGGGCTGCGCGATAAATCCCAAGCAGAGAAAACTCCCTATGATCTCTGGGCCGACCAAGGATACCTAACAACGATAGACGGGCCAGTCATACAGCCTGCAGTCGTCGCACAGACTGTTGCCGAACTGGCCGACACCTATGATCTGCAATTGCTGGCTTATGACCGCTGGCGCATCAATGACTTTACCCGCGAGTTGGACAACATTGGCGCACAGATACCGATGCAGCCGTTTGGCCAAGGTTTTCGCGACATGTCGCCAGCCGTAGATAAACTCGAACGCTTAGTCGCAGAGCGCAAGCTGTGCCACGGTGGCAACCCAATCTTAAACATGTGCGCGGCGGGTGCGGTCGTGCAATCTGATCCTGCTGGAAACAGGAAGCTGCACAAAGCCAAAAGTTACTCAAAAATTGACGGACTGGTTGCTTTGGCGATGGCGTTGGGATGCATGAGTGCAGAAGACGCAGTGCAGCCGACGTCGCCTTGGGATGATCCAGATTTTAAGTTGGCAGTTTAATGTTTGTTAAACATGCGTCGCTAAGTACCAAACAAATATCGGTAATTCAGGAAACAATACAATAAATGCCAAAGCAAAGCGTTGCAGTCTTGGATTGGTCAAACTCTGCGTATTAGCTAATTCAAAAAACCTAATAGTGCGCAATTTCTGCGTTACAAAAGTCACTGGGCTGCCTCAATTTAGATTTTGTTTTATTTTAATATTAGCACATTTTTGTACAAAAATCGTATCGATAAACATTTGAGAAAAATGTATGTGTTGTTACAGCAACAGTAAAATCGACGGACTGGTTGCTCTGGCGATGGCGTTAGGGTGCATGAGTGCGGACGACTTAATACAACCAACTTCGCCGTGGGACGATCCAGATTTTAAGTTGGCAGTTTAAGAATACGTTTAAAAAAATGAGCTGCCGCAACGATAATTAAAAAAGGCACAATACCTAGCAACCACATACCTAAAAACCATAGTGTATGTGCTGGGCCAACGAAGTCGTCGTAATACCAAGTACCGATCAGCTTGCCTTCAATCGCGAGTAGTGTAATCGAAATCAAGATGGGCCAGATTATACAATGAAGAATGGCACCCAAGTTAGTCGTCACGGTATTCGGCTTTAACAATCTTGTCTGCAACCTGAACACAGAATGGTTGCGCGGTTGTTTGTTTTTTATTGGGGATTATCGGCCAGTGGCCATTTTGCTTAAGCCATTGCTCCCATTCGTGACGGTTATCAGGTGACAAACCAGTTGTATCATTGAACTCTTTTGCAAGCTGCTTTCGCAGTTGCATTACGCGCCGTTTATTCATTTTCAAACTCCCTGACTTAAAGGAAACCACACCATGGGTCTGTTTGACAACTTTAAAAAAGCTGAGGTGCGTTCACTCGAAAACCCTAATTCCCCTGTGTCTGCTGAAAACTTTTTGCACATTATGGGGTGGGGCGATTTTCAATCCTCCGCTGGCGTGACCGTCAATATCGACAACGCGCTCGGCGTGCCCGCGGTATGGGCTGCGGTTAATTTTATCTCAGGAACATTGGCCAGCCTGCCTTTAGAAGTATATCGCGGGAACCAGCGTGTCACAGATGGCATTGGTGCTTGGCTGAACCGTGCAATCAATCCAACAACATCGTCTTTTCAGTGGCGTAAGTATTCGTATGAACAGGTGCTGACAGGTGGACGATCAGTTACTCTTATACTGCGTAATGGTCGTGGTGATGTTACTGATCTGGTGCCGCTAGACCCCGCAACATCGCGTTACTTTACTGCATTAAATACTAGAGGCGCACATGGACAAACGAACAGTGGCATCCGCACATGAACGCATTGATGATCTCCAAATACAGGTGGCCGAAATTAAGACAGAAGTAAAAATCCAGTTTCGCGAAGTCTTTGCCCGTGTGAAACGACTGGAGGCCATAATGATCGGTGCATCCGCATCAATCATTGCAATGCTTGTGATGGTGCTGACGCGGATGCCTTAGGTCGGATGGCGGTATACTTGGACCACTTGTGGATACACTAGGACATCTTCTGGATTGTCGGTTCAGCAGAGGCCGCCATCCTGTACTGACTGTGTAGCACAAAACGAACCATTTGTAAAAAAAAGGTGACCCATGGACCCGCTAACAGCATTGGCGGCGATCAAGACAGGTGTAGCTGCGGGTAAGCAACTGCACAATCTGTCGAAAGAGATCGCTGGGTTTTTTGATGCCACCGATGGTGCAAAGAAGGCTCACGCAAAGAAAAAGAATGGTGTTTTTGCATCCGCAAACGAAGAGGCTTTGGCGACTTGGACGCAGGCACAGAATGCAAAGACCGCCGAAGCTGAACTGCGTGAGTTTATCGTCAACAACAAAGGTTTCTCTGCCTATCAGGAACTGCTGAAGATACGCCGTGAAGTCATTGCGCAGCGTAAGGAAGCTGAACGGCAGGCACAGAAAGAAGCTGAAGAGCGCACTGAATTGATAATGACCGTCTTCGCAATCCTGCTGCTCATCGTTGCCGCAATCAGCGGAGCAGGGGCGTGGCTCTACTACATGGGATGGATTGAAACATGAACGAACTCATACCTGATAAACAAGCCTACCAAGTCAACAAACGTCGCATGGCGTGAACTGCGCTTGGTATGATGATCTTGTCTACGATTGCAGTGTTGATAGTCCTCGCCAGAATGGCCG